TGTTTAAAGAAAGCATTAAAGATATTAAGACCTAGCTTGATAGTGAATTCACTGCTCGAGACGATGCTTTACGTAAACTTGAAGAAATTGATCGTAAGAAAAGAGAAAAGGAATTGAAGGACCTTGAGGATAACGGTAAGCACAAGGAAGCCTTCGATATCAAGATTAAAGAAGCTAATGAAAAGCAAACTACACTTGAACTCGAGAACAAGGCTTTAAAAGAACAACTTAAGACACAAGCTCGTGATGCTGATGTTAAATCTCTGCTTAGTGGTTTAAAGTTTAGAAATCCTAAGGCCTTAGATATGGCATTCAAAGAAATTAGCAATCAGCTTGTATTGAATGACAAGGGTGATTGGGTACATAGATCCGGAGTCCTGCTAAATGATTTTGTGGTAACCTTCGCCAAAGACGAGGCTAATAGCTTCCTCTTTGAACCTGAAGTTAGTACTGGGGCTGGTACTGTTAAGCCTGGTGCTAGCAACGGGTCACCTACTGGTAAGTCGTTATTCTCTCTGCCTCAAACTGAGGTAATGAAGATGGCGGCTGAAGGTAGATTACCTAACCGCAAATGAATAAGGAATCTAAATGGGTGCTCGTAAAGACATTCCAGGCGCAGAAGAATGGGTTCTCCAAGAATCCATTAGTGCCTACACTGATGAAGCTTACACAAATGCCAAGAAGTTCCTGGGAACAGGGATCACTGGCGCTGAAGCACAAGTTGACAAAGGTACGGAGACCTTCATCGGTCAATTACGCTGGAAGAAGCCCCTGAAGCCGGTCATCAATGTCGTGTCCCTTACGGATCCGACTGATGGTGATCGTACCGGGCAGGACTCTGATATGGCGAAGTATGCCAAGACGGTCCGCTCGCATGGTGCCATGAAGATTAACATGCAAGAGGTGGTTACTCAGCAGGATGGCTTGGCCCAGATTGGCAAGGATTTTGCTGAGACTAAGGCTCAAGACCAGAACGATTCCTTGGTAGCAGTACTCAAGGGCGTTGCTGTGTCTGAAGCTGTCATTGGTGCTGCCAATGGCGGTAAAGGCTTCCCTGTGGGCCTTGGTGGTCAGACGTTTGATAACGATCCTGAAAATCCAGCTTATGGCTTCTATGTTGACTTAGGTCTGAACAAGATTATCATGGACTCGACTGCAGCCATTCAAGGCGCTGCTCGTGCTCAATACTTCCTCGATGCTCTTGGCATGGGTTGGAAGGATTATGAGCCGCCTTATGCCTATCTGACCGTTACGCCTGCTGTGTTGGCATCGCTTCGTGCTGCTAACATGGTAGATACAGACAAGGTTACTGAAGGCAACATCGAGTTTAGCACCATTCTTAGCGGTAAGTTCCGTCTGATTCCTTCCAGAACCAATCTGTCATTTAGCGCAGCTGAGCTTACTTCCATGAATGGCGGTGGTGGTGTTAACATCGTTGGTCCCAAGACCTCGATGATCATCCTGCCTAACAGTGTTATCCTCGAAGAATTAGTTGTGCCTGTTCCTGTTGAAATGGAACGCAAGGCTGCAGCTTACAAGGGTGGTGGTACTACCGATATCTGGTATCGCTGGGGTTATATCCTGCATCCGCGTGGCTATAACTGGTACGGCAACGAGGACAGCTTCGTGAAAACCGAAGCCTGGACTGAAGTCGGCCATGGTCAAGACAACATGACCACTCTGGCTGGTGCTCCAATCGATGCCACTACCAAGGGCGCCTTCGAACGTAAGGCTACTTCTGTGCTGTCGTTAGGTATTCTTCCGATCTTCCACAGCTAATTCAAACACTATCCACCATAGGAGGTTGCCATGGCTTTAGTAGTTGGTACTAATTCTTATGTCACTTTAGCAGAAGCAGAAGCATATTTCGCAGATCGCGTTAATGTTGCTGCTTGGGATGAGGCTGATAGCTTGGTTAAAGAGCAATCATTAATCACAGCTGCTAAGCAGTTGAACCTTACTCGGTGGGTAGGCAGTATTGCAGATAAAGCACAAACTCTTGCTTTCCCACGGATAGGTTCTTATTTTGAGCCCTTATTTAATGAAGTTGTAAAGATGGATGGTACTACAGTTCCTAATAGAATTACTACAGCTAATATGGAGCAAGCATATCATCTTTTAAATAATGATGGTGTTCTTGACTCTTCTGGGTCTCCAGATAGAATTAAAGTTGATGTAATAGAATTAGAAGGTCTACAGTCGGGTGCCTCTGCGGTACCTGTCATGTCTAGCACAGTATCAGGCTTGATTGAACCACTTACTTATGCTAGCGCAAGCAGCTATATGGGTGGTCGACCAGCTGGTGCATGGTGGCGAGCAAATTAGGAGGACAATATGAGAAGTATGGTTAAAGCTAATGTAGCTAAAGCATTTAGAATGTTAGGTGATTTAAAGACTCCAATTACATTCTTAGGACAGACTGCCGACTCATTTGATTATGAGACTGGTCTACCCGTCTTGGGTGTGCCCCTGATCAGAACCATATTGGGTGTGGAGACAAAGGTAAAACGAGAAGATAATACTGTCATAACGAAAATTATATTTAATTATGAAGACTTTAGCGACATAGATATGGTTGTACCTAACCTTTACACAAAGGTCAGGATACGCAATTCAGTATATCAGCTACTTAATCCCGCCATCAATAACGGCTATAGTGTAACACTAGAGCTGAGTGAGTCTACGGCATGATAGTAGCTCAGAACCGATATGTAACACTCCAGAATCATCTCTTTAGCATCTTTGCTTCATCAGCATGGATATCTGAACAATTAAAGATAGTACCTAAAGGCTATATGGGTAGTGTACCCGCAGTTGAATATATTGAGTTTAATCCTGTTGTAAGTGGTGCTAGAGATAAAGATAGTCTCGGAGGTGTTCTCTATATAAACATATTTACAGACTTAATTGCTGGACCCAAGAGAGCAGCTGAAATTGCTGACATATTAGATAAATATCTAGCAGGTAAATCTTTCAAATATCCTGGAACTCCAACTAAACCTGGTACTGGTGAAGAAGGTGTTACACAATTCTTAAGACAAACTAATTTCCAAATCCGTGGAGCATCCCCTGATAATAAGGCGTTTCTTCTGTCTCATTATCAAATTCAATTCGGCTTTTTTCGGAAGGAATCCTAATGGGTCACATTGCTTCAATCGGCGCTGGTATGTTCTCAGACATGTCTGTTGCATTTAATGCAGCAGGTGTCGCTCCTCCGCCAGACCTTACCATCGGTGCTGCTGCTCTCGAAACAGCATTCCACGCGATGTTCGTTACTGAGATTAATGCAGTTGACGGCATTCTTGCTGCTGCTAGCTTCGTGCGTATCAGAAATGTGCGTACGTTCCCTGCTATCGGCACTCCGCCAAACATCGTTAATGTGCCAACTTATGGTCAGTCTACTTCACAACAGATTCAAGGTCAAGCCGATGCTCCATCCATGGAAGTCACGTTGAACTACGTGGCAACCGACTGGGCATCTGGTACTCACCTGGGCGACATGATCGGTAGCGGCAAACAAGGCACGTTCCGATTCTCGTTGCTGAACAACGAACCTGCAGAATGGGGTTCTGTTGCAGCTGAGCTGGGCCAAGTCGAAAACACGGTCTGGTATTTCATTGGTAAGATCGACTCACTTCTGGTGACGCCGAATCTGACCGATGCGAACCAAGCAACCGTCGCCGTGACCATGAACTCCAAGGTCTACGGAGCTTATACCATAGCTTCTGTGTAATTTCACCTAGCCTCTGGCTGGAAGGGCGTCTCCATAGTGAGGCGCCTTTTTTCGCAAATCTGGCATAGGCTGACAAAGGAGATAATACATCATCATGATTGTACCTTATAAAAAGCCATTTGATAAGCGCTTTGTCTTTAGCGTAACCATTAGTCACATGCAGAAATGCATAACTAACAGTATCGAGAAGACGTTTGAGCGTATTCCTGAATTCAAAGGTGATGCCGATAAGTCGACAGAAATCTTTGAAACTTTAGCCATGCTACATAGCATGCGTAATCAACTCAATAGCATCATTGCTAATACCGGAGAGCAGAAATGAGTCTCAAGAGCCTTGTGGGTAAGCGTATCTCTAAGAAGGTTAAGTTTATGGGTGAAGATATCACCATCAATAAGCTTAGTGTTGATGAAGTTCTTCTCCTTCAGCAAGAA